CAGATACTTACTTAAAAAATTAATTTTGAAGAGAGTGTCCGGGCTCCGCCCGTACTCTCTCTTCCTCGGCACAGGCAGTTATGCCTTGGCGCCGAGAGCAAGTGGTTTCAAAGAGAGGCAGGCCCCAATGGACCAGTACGCATCAGCAAACGAGGCGCCCAGATTGAAATAGGAAGCACCGGCATAAGCACCGTTGGACGAGTTACCGCCCACACGCAGATATGTTAAAACTGTGCTATTAGTGTACCAATAATCACAAAAATAAGTAGAAGATGAACCGCCCGTAGTTTTAGTAAAATAAAAACCTAAATTACTATTAAAATAAGCAGTTTTAGCATAACCATTACCGGGTCTTGTATCTGTACTATTTATTATATATCCTTCACCTGTACTATTATAACTTGTAGCTGTAGTTCCATCAGCGGTATTATAAGTCATTTTAAAACCAACAGTTCCATCAGCAAGACCTACACAACCAGCTACTCTATGCCATTGACAAGAATAATAGTTTTCCATTCCAAATACTTTTACTGCTGTTGTAGTTCCTACAGTATCTCCGTAAAACAAGCCTTTATCATTTAATGTTCCGGTTATATATGCTTCTTTGCCTGCTTGAGAACCACTTGAAATACCTTGACCAAAAGTACCTTGTGTATCAAGACTTTTCCCCATAAGTATCAGCAAGCCGTTTATTAACATTCTATCAGAAAATGTTTCTATATACCATTCAACTTTTGATGTAGTATTATTAGCAGTAGCTCTTGTAACTTCTTGTGTACCTGTTGTGCTACCATTACCATTAGCAGATGTAAGTTGAACACCAGATATAGAACGTAATTTAGTTGTACCTGTACCATTATATATAGCAGTATAAAAATTAGGAATAATTATATTATCACAATTATAATTACACCAACAATGATAACTATCATCTACTTTTTTATTTGCTACATAAAAATATCCTTCACCTTCAGATGTTCCAGCTTCATATTTCCACCAAATCAGTGGCCATTCCATCATAGCATTTCCGTCATAATCAGTATTTGCTACATCAGAATCTGTGCCATCTTCTTTTTTAGTATAATCATTCTGGTTGAGATAATAATCTACTGTGCCATCACTTTTAACCATACAAGGTTTTGGCATAAAGAAAGCGTTTTCCCAACTACCATAACTAAATCCATTAGTTGTCATTTTTGCAGGTGTCATTCCTTGAGCTCCAGAAATATATGAAATACATTCAGAAGGATCACTTTCTGTAGGGTCTAAATGCCAACCATATATAGTTGTAATCATACTATCTGTATAAGCATCTGGAATAAAATATACTTTGCCATCAGTAAGTTTTTCAACACCCATATTATTATATTCTTCTAAAGTAACAGTAGGAAAATAATTATAATTGGGTTTAGTATTTAATTCATCTGTAACAGTCTTATTCTGAACTGGATTTTTAGATTCTGTAGATAAATCTACATCTACTTTATTTTTAGCTCCATATATAAGACCATTTCTTATTTCATATCCCATAAGATTATATCTACACTTCCTTTCATTTTAAATTTAACTTAATTATTTATTATCTAATAATTTTTGGTATTATATACTTACTTAAAAAATTAATTTTGAAGAGAGTGTCCGGGCTCCGCCCGTACTCTCTCTTCCTCGGCACAGGCAGTTATGCCTTGGCGCCGAGAGCAAGTGGTTTCAAAGAGAGGGCGGCCCCAATGGACCAGGGCGCATTAGCAAACGAGCGGCTCAGATGGAAATAGGAAGCACCGGCATAAGCACCGTGGCTCGAGCTACCGCCCACAAGCAGGTATCCTGTTCCATTATAGTAATAATCTGCATAATATGTAGTGGAAGAACCACCAATTTGTATTGGTAAATAACCCCATTTACCATAAGCAGCTTTATTATACCAATAAACAGTAGTGTCATCAACACTGTTAGAAGGTCTTATTATATTAGTAGCTGTATTATTACTAATAGCAGTTAAATAACCAGTACCGGTACTATTATAACTTGTAGAAGCAGAACCATCATAATTATTATAAGTTAATTTATATAAATAAGTATTATTAGCTCCACCAATTAAACCGGCAGTTCTATGCCAAGTATGACCCCACCAGTTTTCCATACCAAATACTTTTACTGCTGTGGTGGTACCACTTACATCACCGTAAAATAATCCTTTATCATTTAATGAACCTGTAACATAAGCATTTTTACCAGCTTCACTACCACTTGTAATTCCATTACCAAATACAGCTTGAATATTTAAACTTTTTCCTATGAGTATTAAAAGTCCATTTATTAACATTCTATCACTTAAAACGTCAAAATACCATTCTGTATCGGCAGTAGTATTATTAGCTAAAGCTCTATTTTCTTGAATTGTTCCAGATAAATAACCACAACCATTAGCTTGATTAGTTTGAATACCACTTAAAGAACGTAAAGGAGATGAAGCATTAATTAAAGTCCATTTTGTACTATCAAATTCTTCAGCTGTAGTAATAGCAGTATTACATTGATATAAAGCTCCATTAGTATATGTAGTATCTGTATAAGTTACATAATCACCTATATTATAAGTAGCAGTATTATCATAAGTAGGGGCGGAAGTACCATTATAAATAGCAGTATAGAAATAATCTATTTCATTATTTTTACTATCTATATTACACCAACATTTATAAGAATTATCTACTTGTATATTAGATACATAAAAATATCCTTCGCCTTCAGTTTGTCCACTTTCATATTTCCAATATATTTTAGGCCATTGCATCATAGCATTACCTTGATAATTAATATTAGAAATATCACTATTAGAACCATCTTCTTTTTTAGTATAATCATTTGGATTTAAATAATAATCTACAGTTCCGTCATATTTCACCATACAAGGACGAGGTATAAAGAAAGCATTTTCCCAATCACCATAATCAAATGTAGTAGTTCCCATACTTGCAGGGTTTTTACCAATAGCATCTTCTATATAAGTAATACAGGCAGAAGGATCACTTTCATTTGGATTTATATGATAACCATATATTATTGATTCTGGTGGAGTTATAGATTCTATTCTTCCTTTTATTGTAACTTCACCTAATGAGATATTTGTACTTAAAGTGTTTTCATCTTTATATGTTGGAATTGCAGGAAATTCAACTGGTGGGTCGGTGGGTTGGAGGTAGGGGATGTAGGTTTCGGGTGGGGTGGAGCCAGAGACGAGCGTGAGTGTTGCAGCAGTAGATGGATCAATCAAATCATATTCGCCCGGATAGCTACCGATTGATATTGCCATATATGCCGCATTATTCGGTGCTACAGCTGTAAATGTTCTATATCCAGTATCGCCGCTGTTTTGCTCACTATCCATGCTAATATAAGTATCATTGCTATCATACCAACCAATAGAGTAATATCTTGAATTATCAAAGTATTTGAACGAATATGCTGACCCTGCTACGCAAGGAAACTTATTTAACGAACATACCCAATGCGTTGAATCTCTATGCTGTCCGTCACTTAAAGCCCAATAACCAACTTGCCATTCACCGTCCCACAAATTCTCCGTCCTCTTATGCACCTTTTGCTCCGCGTAGTCCACATATTCCTCTGCTCCAAGTTTGGAAGAGCCGATGTAGATTGGAATATCCTGCGATTGAGCACCGCTCTCCACCGTCAGCGGGAGTTTGTAGCCGTAGGGGATGTAAGTGGAGGGGGCGGTGGATTTAATAAACATAGTATTATACTCTTTATCATAGGTATGAAATGACAATCTTACATATGCTGCATTTGCTGGGGCGACGACCTCCAAAACTGTATTGACCACACCAGAATTTCTTGATATAAAGCTATTATTATTATCGTACCAGCCAAGCCCCGACCAAGCTCCATTCTCTCCTGAAGGAAATCGGCCTGTTTCGTAAGCCCACTGATACGTTGCATTTGGCTCAACAGGTATTTTTGGTGAGTAACGTTCTTTGTTTGTAACGGAGGCGGAACCAATCGAGCCATTAGCTGTGATATAGCCATCTTTCCACTCGCTTAAAGGGGGAGCCAAATTCTCCGTCTCCACACCTGTGCCCATTGAGGTGCCATAAATCTTATAATTAAGTAAATAATTAAAAAATAAAGATTTAAATTTAATAGGTAAATTTTGTCTATAAGTTTCTATAAATTTATAAGTTAATTCTTCTCCTTGATATACTTTACCAATAAGTTTATTATTTATATATCTATATATAATTTGGGAGTAATCTGGATATAAATTCATAATTACTAATCACTCCTCTTCTATTATATTATATTCTACTTTTGGATCTTTAATTGTTAAAGCATCATATTCTGTTTGAGTTAATGTTTTACGAACTAATTGTCCATCTATATAGATATCACCATTTGGCATAATAATTATATTTTGAGAAGTACCATAAGGAATACCATCTCTAACAATTATTCCCATTAATTACTCATCGCCTTCCTTATTTGTTCTTTATCTTCTTCAGATAATTTAGGATAAGTTTCTAATATTTCTTCTAAAGTTTCTCCAGTTTCTGCCATTCTTCTTCTAATAGTTCTTATAAAAATATTTAACATAGCATTACTCATTATTAAATACCTCCTCCAATAATTTCTGTAATTACTTCTTCCACATCAGATATTCTATTATCTGCCATTATTTGATCTTCAAAAATACCATATACTTCTTTAGGTAATTTCATTTCATCATATACATAACTAATTTCTGTTACTGTTTTTGGTGTAAATTCATTTTCACCATTTTCATTTTCAATTTCAACAGTAGTTTCCATTTCTCTTTCTACTTCTTCTATATTTTTGCGAACATAAATATACTTCTTAGAAGAAGTTTTGTCAATAGTTGCGGGTTTAGTGTTACTTTCAGATTTGTACCACATAAATAAATCCTCCTTTAAATATTAAATAATGCAATTTATACATTGGTTATAAATGTTTTTGCTTTTTCTATACTATTTCCTTCTTCAATTTTATTAGAATTAATTGAATCCGAAATTCTTTTATTTGCGGCACTAACAGCAATATGATAATTAGATTTCACTTTTGGAAGAGGTTTTTCTTTTACATTTAATGTTTTCTTATTAATTGACAACTTCTTTTTCATAGTCAACTCTCCTAATCCCTAAATGTAAATATCATAAAAAATATACTTATACCATAGTACAATTTTTACATCGTACTTATACTATAAGTAGTATTGTTTTTAGCATTATTGTTTTTAATATTTATACTATTTTAATTATATATGATGATTAGTTTATAGAAACAGAAAAATTAAACTATACTTATTTTTATGGACAAACAATTAAATTTGGATTTAAATTTAACGTTAGATTTGAAATTTTAACTTTACTGTCAATCTTTTCTTTATCATATTTTGATATTTGTTTTCTTAACCTTGAAATACTTACATATTTTAAAACATTATTTTTAAACCATGTGTAACAATTGGCATATTTACACATTCCAGCATAAGTGACTATTTGTCTGGCATCTCTAATATTGGCAAATCCTTTTTTATATATGTGTTTAACTTTTCTTTTAATTCTTAATGCTATAGATTTTCTTAAAGTAATTCTATTTGTTTTAGCAAATAAATTTTTTCTATAAAATTTATAACCTAAAAAGTCAAGTGGTCTTCCTTCTTTTGTCTTTATCTTAAACATATTACCATTAAATGCAAATTTAGTATTTAAATTATTTTTAAAATTTTGAATGGATTTTATTTTGTTACTTAATGAAGGAGTTAATTCAGATAATAAAAATATTTGCCAATTAGATTTTATTAACAAATGTAATTCTTCTTGTAAAATAATTTCAATAGCAATTTTGGCTCTATGTAATTTTGTTTTATTAGAATTAAAAATAACCATATCATCTACAAATCTAATGTAATAAGGCATTTTTAATTCTTCTTTTATATAATGATCTATTGGAGTTAAAATCCAGTTAGCTAACCAATGTGATGTTGTATATCCTAATGCCAATCCTTGTTCAGAAGAAGATAAAACCTTTATAATTAAATTTAAGAATTTTTTGTCTCTGATTATTTTTGATAACCTTTCAATAAGATTTTTTATATCTACAGAATTAAAAAATTGTTTTATGTCAAGTTTTAAAACATATTTTACTTTGCTATAATATTTCTTTTTACTTTTAAGAAATTTAGTAGCATATTTTGGGTTTATGTTTTTCTTTCTTAATTGTATTAATTTTTGTTCTTCTGTTAATTCTATTTTATCTTCCTTTTCAATCCATTTATTTATTTGTTTAACAGCATCATGAATACCCTTTCCATCTATGCAAGCATAGGAATGTTCATACATTCCTTTCATAAGAATAGGCTTTAAAACAATGATTATGGCATTGTGCATTACAACTTCTTCTGCAGTTGGAATTGTAATTTTACGTTTTTTAGCAGAAATACCGTCATTAATTTCTTTAGTGAAATGAGTCTTAGGTTCATAATTTTTAATATAATTAATGAAGAAATCAACATATTGTTTAGGGTTATTTCTGTATTCTCTTAGTTTTTTATGCCTTCTATTATTCTTATTTTTGTTCTTTCCGGCATTTTTCATAGCAAGAATAAGAGTTGTTTCAGTTAATAATGGCTCCCATAAGTTATTGTATGAATGCATTTTTTATAACTTCAACTCCTTCTTATATACTTTATACCTTCATCCACTTTGGGAAATTAAAAGCTGCTGAAATTAAAGAATTACCATAATTCCAATTTCTAACTAAAGTTTAATTTCTTACTAACAGATGCTTGCTTCAGGCAATTTTCTCCAAGTGGAGAGGACAGTAGGTTGCAATTTAAAGAATATAAATTATATTCACATTGCCAATATACAAAGTAAAGAGAGGCAGGCCCCAATGTTCCAGTTCGCATTAGCAAACGAGTTGTTCAGATTGAAATAGGAAGCACCGGCATTAGCACCGTTGTTCGAGTTACCGCCCACAAGCACGCAACCTAAAGCCCTGTTTTTTATTATTTTTTTAATCAGATTAAAGCCTAAATTTTTTTAAGTAATGACAGCTTCGCCGTCATTACTTTCATCCAAGCCGTCTATGACGGCTTGGATTGGCAAGTGGTTTCAAAGAGAGGCAGGCCCCAATGGTCCAGGCCGCATAAGCAAACGAGTGGTTCAGATAGAAATAGGAAGCACCGGCATTAGCACCGCTGTACGAGGCACCGCCCACAAGAAGGTATCCATTACCACTATAATAATAATCACAGTAATAAGTTGTAGAAGAACCACCAGTTGTATCAATAGAAATATAACCAAATGGACCATATTTCATTTTATTAACATAATTATTAGCAGAAGGTCTTGTAGTTGATAATGTTAAATAACCACTACCATTACTATTATAACTTGTAGCTGTAGAACCATCTATATTATTATAAGTCATTTTATAAGCATAACCTGTACTTGTTCCTAAAAAACCTGCAGTTCTATGCCAAGTTAATCCCCACCAGTTTTCCATACCGAATACCTTAACAGCAGTTGTAGTTCCACTAACACTTCCATAGAACATACCTTTATCATTAAGACTACCGGTAGTATAATTATTTTTAGCAGTTTGGCTACCACTTGTTATTCCTTGACCAAATGTAGCTTGAACATTTAATGATTTACCCATTAAAATTAACAAGCCATTTATTAACATTCTATCTGACCAGGTATCAATATACCATTCTATATCAGATGTAGTATTATTAGCTGTAGCTGCATTTACTTCTTGTGTACCTGTAGTATTTCCATTAATTACAAGTTGTTCCCATTTAGTAGGATCAAATTCTTCTGGAGTTTCTATAGCAGTTATACATATATACATATTACTATTATATAATACTTTATCATCTATGGCATAAGTAGAAGTATTTGAATATGCTGTAGATACTCTATCTGTTAATTTATACCCCGACATACTTCTTAATTTACCATTATATATACCACCATTATATATAGCTGTATAAAAATGATTAATTATATTATTCTTACTATCATAGTTACACCAACAATGATAAGTATTATCTATTTTTTTATTAGATACATAAAAATATCCTTCGCCATCAATACTTCCGGCTTCATACTTCCACCAGATAAGAGGCCATTCTACCATAGCATTTCCGTCATATGTTAAATCAGTTATATCACTTGTTGTTCCGTCTACTTTCTTAGTATAGTCATTCGGATCAAGATAATAATCTACTGTACCGTCAGATTTTACCATACAAGGTTTAGGCATGAAAAAGGCATTAGACCAACTACCATAATCAAATGTAGTAGTTCCCATAGAAGCTGGTGTCATTCCTATAGCATCAGCCAAATAGGACACACAAGATGAAGGGTCACTTTCATTTGGATCAACGTGATAACCATACACTATGGCATCTATAGGGTCATAATCACCGTCAGTAATAAAATATACTTTATCATCAGAATATTTAGAATTATCTAAAGCATCCCATTCATCTTGAGTAAGTTCTACTAAATCAGATTTATTTAATTTAGTATTTACATTTTCAGTAATTACTTTATTTTGAACAGCATTTTCAGATGTTGTAGATAAAGTAGAATCAATGGTGGGTTTATTTAATAAGTCATTATAGGAACCAGTTTTTGCAACAGTAGATAAATCACTATCATTAGCTTTACTATCTAAAGCAGTTTTAATACCACTTGATTTTACTGGATTATCACTATTTGCTGTTGGAACATCGTCAAATGTAAGTATATCTTGTTTTGTATTTAATAATCTTAATAATTCAGATGTTATATTTATTTCTACACATTTAGGTAAATTACTATATACAATTTTAGCTACTGGATTTGGTTGATAGTTTGCTGGGCCAAGTCCAATTCTTATGTATTTAACATTTGTTGGTATAGTATATGTACGATCTTTGTTTCCAGTAAGTTGTTGGATTACATAAGCTCCGATTCTTGTTTTATTCTCATCATAAAAAGAGTCACATATACCTGGATTAACAGTAGAATATAATCCACCAGGTAAAATAGAATAACTTAACCCAGGTGTAACTTCAATATAACCAGTAGTTCGGTAATCCCAGCGTTTGGCAAATGTTTCTGGTGTATAAGCGCCTCCTGTATATGTAGGAATTTGACCATTAATAAAACCTGCAGAAGCTGACATTATTTCTGATGTAATTAAATTATCAGAAGTAATATAACTACCATTAGTTAAATCTACTCTATACACTTTACCTTTAAAAGAAAAATATTCATTATCAATATAAGTATGAGAACTATCATAGGTAGGGGCGGCAGCAATAGATTTTAATAAAGTATTAAGTTCAGTTGTAATTACTTTATTTTGAACTGGATTAGTAGAACTATCAGATAAAGTTGTATCAACAATAGTCTTATTAGCTCCGTCTTCAATTCCATCTAATTTATCTTTTAATTCATTAGTAAAATCATTTGTAGATAAACCTTTACCAGTTTCTTTATCTACTTTACTATCAAATAAATTTTCAATTGTAATTTTAATAAATTTCTGAGATGAAATTTCATAAATACTATACTGTGCCGCCAATGCTTCGTTTTTAGGTATGGACATGGAGATGTATTGATATGAGCCACTTGATACTGTAGCAGAAGCGGCTGCTCCATTATAACCATAAGTTAAAGTTCGTGCATATACTTGACCATTTGTGCCATTTGTAAACATTGCTAAAGCGTAATAACGTGTGTCATATACAGACCAACCTGATTCGTATATTCTATAAGTAGTATTCTGTTTAATAGGGATACTACCGGATATATACATATTATCATTGGTGGTGCTTGTTCCGGGATTACCATAACTTTCCCAATAGTAACTATTTCGATATCCATAAGCAGAATCTTTCAATCTATCAGCATAAGTAACCAAAAGGTTTTCGCCTATTTGTATCGGTTGTCCATTAACAGAATCACATTTGTATAACTCACCTTTGTAAGTCATTAAATCTCCATCAGTATATGTAGTGTTAGAATCATATACTGAAGCTACAGCGGATTGTTCTAACTTATTAATAATACTATTTTTTAATACCAATATATCTTGTGTATTTGTATTAATGTTTTGAGTATTTGTACCAATTTGAGTTTTATCCGCTGCAACAACACCACTATTTATAGTTGCCCATTGTTCAGCTGTAAAGGATGAATTATTAAGAGAATATTCAAATTTCCATTCTGCTTCTTCACTATTATACTTATATCTATTATATAAAGTATTACCACTACTATCTGTACTAATTACAAAACCATAATCATTATTAGTAATGGGTTTAGTATAATCTTCATGGGCTTCTAATTCTGCTAAACTATTATATGTACCAATAAAATTAGCAGTATTAGTTGCTACAGAAGAATTTACAAAATTTGTAATGGCTTGATTTTCTACTGCATTTGTAGATGTTGTAGAAGTATTATTGTCAATAGTAGGTTTGTTTAATAAATCATTATATTCACCAGTAGTTGCTACGAGAGATAGGCTATCCCTTACGTTTTGTATATCCTCTCTGGCTTCTGTATCTACTATTTCATACATCGTACCTCTATCATTAATTTTTCCAATGGCCATTTATAAATCACTTCCTTAATTCTTTTAAATAAAACAGTTATTACAACATAATCATAGTCTATATATTTCTGTTCACATAATATTATCATAAAATATAAACAGGAAAATATAATACTATTATTAGTAGTATCTACTTTTATATAAGAATTAAGAATATAGATGTAGATAATTTTTTACTTTACAATTTCTTCCTAAATGTTTTTATTTAATAAATCTAACATATTAACAAATTTAAATAAATTAAAAGTTCCTACTTACAACTTTAGGTTAGAAATAAAGCGTTCTGTTGTAAGTAGGAACTTTATTATGAACTATGTAGAATAATTATAATTATAATTTAAAAATTAAAATATTCTTTATATCGTTTATCGCTTTCTTTATTTTTATTCATATATTTATCTAACATTTCTGGCGTTATTAGATTTTCCATTACAATAGATTCTAAATTTTCATCATTAGGATTAAGTTCTATATCAGATTTAATATATCCGGTTATATCGTTATTAGTATTATTAGAAACTGTATTAAGATTTTCTTCTATTAACATTTTATTGTCAATCAATTTTAAAAATTCTAAAACAGATATACTTTCAACATAATCTTCTATAAGACGTGCATTTGCAGCTTTAACATTTTTATAACAAGAAATGAATAATGGTTGATTTATGTATTTTCTATATCTTATATACACATCTCTATAGAAATCTAATGTCCAATTAAGATAAGTATTTAATTCATCTTGTGTTCTATTATTTTTAATTAGGTTTTCATAATACAGATAAAGTAATATTATTGTATTAGTTGTATGTGTAACTAATCTACTTAACACATCATCAGTATTTAGATTCATTTCTTCTATTTGTTGTCTATTTTCTAATTCATGTACAGCCCATATATTATTATAAATATAACCCTGTAATCCATAAAAATTATAATCATTATTTTTAGTAATACTGTTAGGATTATAGTTCCAACAATAGGTTAAACGTTCTATATATAGGGAATCTGTAGTGTTATTACATAGCAAACATAAAGTATTAAATCCACAATCTTCGTTAGAACGGGAATTATTAAAATTAATATTATATTTTTCAAGAAAAGAACGTCTGAACAATTTACCAAACATCCAAGTGGTATCATTTAGATGGTCATAATAGGCAAAAAATTCTCCTGTATCGGTTTTAACTTCTTCCTGAAAAATAGAATTACAGAAATTAATATTCTGTCTATTTTCTTTATTTATTTCATTATATAATGTAAACAATGCAGTTGATGTAGCAAACACATCATCAGCGTCTATAAATGTTACATATTTACTATCACCAAATTTAAGTCCTTCTGCACGAGCTTTACCAGGACCCCCATTTTCTTTCAACTTAATATAATCAATTCTAAAATATGATTTAAATTGTGAGATATATTTTTGATATAATTCCCTATGTTCTTTATCTGAACAGTCATCTACAATTATAACACAAAATTTATCTACTATATTTTGAATTGCTATTGACATTAAAGTTTTATCAATTGTGTATCCGGCATTATAAGCTGGAATTACTATATCTATTTCTTTATTTGACAATTAAATTAACTCCTTTATTAGATATTTTTTTACGATTATTCTCCTTTATATTTAGTATGAAAATCCCAAGAGGATGTAATGTAACTTATTTCGGCAGTCTCACGTTTAAATGGATATTGTTGTGTAATTAATATAATTAAATGTAGAATATTCATATTCATTCTCCTCAACCATCCAAATAGCATCTATAATGTTCTGACCCATCTGCTATCATTCTAATCTTTCTAATTCCATTATAGATTGTTAAATTAAATTTATCAATTACCCAATTCTTTAATTCTTCTTGCGGAATATGAGGTGAGGCATAAATTATAGCTTTGCCATTACTAATTTCAACCCTACCACGAGGGTAATAATCAAAAGGTTTATTATCTGTAAATTTTCTGTCCAAACTATTCCAAACTCTTTTATGATTATAATTATCTTTACCATTAGAAGATTGTAAATCGGACATTGAAAACTCTGGGTCATTTATATTACCATTACTATCACAAGGTATTTGAAAATATAAATCAGATTGTTCTATATTATCAATATCCTTAATCCAAAATATACCCCTATATAAGTTTGTATCTTCATTTAATTGTATCTTCATATTATCACCCTAAATAATCTTATATTCAAAACTATTAGTATCTACTCCAAGTTTTACAAGTTCATCCAACCATTTTTGTTTCATCTCATAAACATTGTCTTTATTCTTATGACATACAGTATAATAGGTTAAATTATTTATAAAACAAGGACCATAAATTTTATTCTTAAGACCTTTTTCATATTCTGTAACAGTTACAATTTCACTTGCAAAAGGACTATTTGGATCTCCTTCAGGTCCAAGAACAACTCCAACAGCATATTCCTTATCATTTATATTAATGTATGCATTATTTATCATATATTTTATTTTAGGACAATTATTTTTATAGTAATTTAGCTTTTTATTATATTCCCATATTTCTCGATATACAACATAAGTTTCATGAACATCCAAATTTAATTTACGATTAAAATAAAGTTGCCAAAATTCCAAAGAATTAAGATGAAACAAATCTTCTTTTTTATTGATTTTCATACCATTATCCTTAATCCATTTCTGATAAACGTCATAAATAGGATTACAAATTTGACGAATCATAGAAGAAAAATCACACATTGGATGAATATCATTTTCATAATACTTATCAACTAATTCTGCTATATTTTGAGTATCTAAAAATTCAGCATACTCCTTATAAGGATACTTCAAGTCTTCCCATATATTATTCATATTAGTTCCCACCACATTTCTTACAAATATCTTTAGCATATCCGTATTTTATATATTGTTTTTTCTTAACCTTTTTAAAAGCTGTTTTCTTAGACGCTTATGGGCTCTTTTCTTCACATATTTTCTATTCTTGGAATATTCATCTAAATCATAACTTCTTTTATATTCATAAAATTTCTTAACACTCTTGCACAATTTTAATATATTCCTTTCTTTTATATTATAACACACAAATATTAAATTTATTTATTTTATCTATAAACTAATTATTAAAATAATGTAGATAAAAGTTGATTAAATTCAGTTTCATTAAGTTCGGTTATTTCTCCATCAATTTCGGTAAAATAATGCTTTTCATTATTTATTTCCCCTTCTGGAGTTATGATTTTTTCAATAACAACAGTATCAAATTTGTTGTTATCTGGATTAATTAAATAGGATTTTACCCAAACTTTAAATTGGTCTTCTGCTGGATAATAGGGAAAAGTAATAGGATAAAGCTTATCTAAGCATTGTAAAATGAAATCACTTATAAACCAAGATTCTGAATCTGATTTACAGTCATTAAAACTAATTTCTTTAAAAATGGCTCTATCCAAATCTATGTAAGTTGTATTACCTTTTTTATCTACAATTTTAAATAAACTGGGATATCTTATGTTCTGATATACACCATTATTTTTATCTGTCCAAGCATCTTCTGTATCGGTAAGAGCTGTAAGTGGTTTATGTTTTAACAGCCTATATAGAATTTCTCTTGTAAACCCAATAGAATGATTTGTATGCATATCCTCCAAAATTGTTTTAAATCCTTTCATGGCACTTTCATAGCAATAGATACCATAATTTGCACCTTCTGTTGTTTCACAGAATTCTTTTTCTCTCTCACAAGCTAATCTAACTTCATTTTCTGCCCAATTAATCATAATTAACTACCTCCAATGATTTTCAAAAAAGTTAGAACTTATCATTATGATTTTTGTCTAAAATAGTATTTATGGATAGACCATCTGTAACAATTAATTCTATAAGTTCTTTATTTTCTTTCATTACTTGATAAAGACCTTTTGCTATTTGAGTTACAAGATGTTCTTCATTTTCAGTATAATCTTCAAGATAATGGTAAAATATGCCATGAATAATTTCGTGTAGAAAAACTGTCAACAGTCTATCTTTATCTATCAGTTCTTCATTATTATCTTTTTGTTTAGTGGCTAATCTTATTTGTTTTTTACAAACATCAAATTCACCGTCAAGACAATCAGTAAGATTAGCTCCACCTAAAAAACTATGACTATCATACAATTTAACATTATAATCTATACCACCAATTTTAACTGTTTTAGGCATAATATTAGTTATGTATTCAAAAGTATTTTCCAAGAGTAATTACCTTCCAATCTCAAAATAATTTGTTAGTATTATTAACATTATTTTTCATTTCTTCTGTAATACCTGCTATGTTTAAACTTAGTTTAGGATATTTATTATAGTATTCCTTAATATATTTAGATTCGATTTCAAATATATTAGTACCTTCATATACAGTATCTATAACTTCAAAAATATAATCTTCAATATTTTTTATATTAAATCTTTCAGTTAATAGATGTTGACCCCATCTAAATATAGGAACGTAAGTTGTTTCACCTATGTAAAACTCACCTGTAGAGCGTTTAGTTATTTTACACTATATTTTATACTAAAAATAATAAAGTTTAGCATAAAATTTTAATAAAGTATATTTTTTTAATTAACATTGACTTTATTAGGACTAAGTGCATAAAATTTAGCTATATTTGTTAAATTTTGTAAGCCCTCTATTACATAATCATTATTGATATTTGCAATTACTTTTGTCATAATTTGATAAGACGCATTTACATCTGCATTTATTAATTTACCAGCATTAGTTTTAAATAATCCTCGCTTTATTCTTCTATACTTATTATAATTTTGTTTATCTGGATATTCATTATCTAAAAATGATGTACCAGATGTGTAGGACTCTTCTTGCAATACAACTAAAATACCTTTTAATCTTGCCTTATATTGAATTTGTTTAATAAAGGTTAAGAAAGGTATTTGCACGAAATTTTGATTATTTCGTTTACCCATATTAGCTTCTTGTTTCCAACTTTCATTATAGCCTATTATAATCGTATTAATATTATTGTCTGCAGCATACTCTACGATAAATTTACTCTTTAAGTGCAAATTAGCTATAATCTTATTATTACGATTAGTATATAGTTTTTCAATTAGCTTAGAAGAACTTTGCTGTCTGCCATTTCTACATTGAGGCAATAAACTTTTGTGATAAGATATTTTCTTATTGTAATATTGATTTATAGATTTTAAATCTTTACCATTTAACAAAATAGGGTGAGTACCTATATTTGTGGTAATGGTTGCTAAGTTATCTACACCTAAATCAATACTTAAATATCTATCATTGTTTTTAAGCTCATTGCATACTACACAATCAAATACTAATTCTATCTTATAAACTTTATTAGAACAAGGGATAAATCTTATTTGAGTTATTTTGCCTATATTCTTATAAGGTATTTTATAATTATTTAAAAAATCAGGTAACTGAATATACTTATCATATACTTTAAAGTCTTGCCGTATTAGTGTAGTAATATAAGTTTGTTTATCTTTCTTATATTTAGGAGGTTTGGGTCTACCTAAAAATTTAGAAGGGTCTTTTTTATAAGACTTAATAGCCTTAAAGAAAGATAGCCATTCATTATTTAATTGCTTTAAACATTGTTGTGCAATAGTAGCTCTCAGAACATTTCTATAAAGTGTTTCTAAATCTTTATGCCTTTTAAATATCTTATCCATATCATTATAACTAATAAATTTATGGTTTTTAGTAGAAAAGAAATTTTGCCTGATTATAAAATTAGCTTTATTTCTTAACAATCTTGATTGATAACATAGATTATCTATATAAGACCAAAGTTCGTGGGAAGGCTTTATAATATGTTTCTGAGTTAATTGAATAACATTATCAGATTTTTGCCTACTTTTCATTACATTCACCACCTTTCAACATAAATTAAAAAGCTACCTAAAAGGTAACGGACTTTTAGATAGCTTTTAAATATAATAATGTCTTACGACAATATTACCATAAAATTATTTAATATTTGTTTATAAAAGCCGTTACCCTTTTACATATATAAGTATAACATATTTCTATATAACTGTCAATACACAAAATTAACAAATTAAACATTTACAATTTATACAATATAACTTATAAAGTAATTTCAGTAAATAAAGATTTATCAATCCACATATTAGAATTTTCTATCTTATCCGAATCTTTAGTTATTAAATTCTTTAATTCATTTAATCTTTTATTTCTACATTCATGTGAACAAAATGCTTCTTTAGAATATTTTTCTACATCTACATTATACAGAACCTTCTCTAATTCATAATTATCAAATCTTAATGGTGTAAAATAACCCTCTAATTTACAATTACAATAAGCACAATTACCTTCATATTTAATAAAATATCTTTCTGTAGTATAACAATGTTCACCGATAATTATGCAATATAAATCACCGGGTTTCAAATTTTTACTGTTACGAAATTTTATGCTATCTCCATATTCATCTTTAATAATGGATTTAAATTGTTCTCTACTATCTACAATTTTACAATCCATTACTAATTCTTTATTTCTATCCCCATAAAAATATGTACTTGCTTTAGCTAACTCTAATTTTGTTTCTTCATCTAAAACTTCATATATTCTATATATAATCTCTAACATGATTTATATATAACACCCCCGGAAAATTTAATCTTTTCTATAATCATTTAAAACTACATTACAATAACGGAATCTTCAAATGATGCCATAAGCATTCCAAGTAGCTCTAACTCATATCTTCCGCTAATTGCAAAATCAAGTTTGATTTCAGCAGTTATGTCAGTTGCTATACGCAGCAAACTATCCTTGAACTTATCTTGATTAAAATGTTCTTCAAATTCTTTTGGTATTTGTAATTTGATTG